AAACCGCCTTAATGGACGATGGCGGCGTTTACGCCAAAACCTTTGCCGACAGCTTCACCATCACGGTCGAGGTCCCGACCCATCAGCTGATGGATACGGCCAACTGCCTGAAAGGCCTTGGGCTGATCTAACGGCGCTGCCCCGCAACCCTGAGAGCCTCAAAGAGTCGACGCAGACAGAACGATCGGAACACGCTGACGATTGTGAAGATCCCGCCCATAGCAAGATTTTGTCCCAACGTTGTTTGCAGCCCGAAAATCGGGAAGATTAGTATCTGCGTGATGACAGCGACGCCGTAGCCGAAAATCACGTTGGTGATGGCCTCGACCAGGGACATGAAGCGGGACTGTTTCATGCGGCCTCACGCTCAGATTTCAGGGCATCGAAGGTCATCTCGCCACCCTCAAGCACCGCCTCTTTGCCCGTGAATTTCTGCCAGCGTTGGACGGCTACATCGATATAAGCCGGGTTCAGCTCGATACCGAGACAGACACGGCCCGTGGTCTCGGCCGCGATCAGCGTCGTTCCTGATCCCATGAAGGGTTCATAGACCGCCTGCCCGGGGCTCGAGTTGTTCAGGATCGGCCGACGCATGCATTCCACTGGCTTCTGCGTCCCGTGGACGGTTTTTTCGTCCTGATCCTTGTTTGCAATATGCCAGAGAGTGGTCTGCTTGCGGTCGCCCGCCCAATGGCCTTTGCCGGTCTTCTTGACAGCATACCAAGCGGGTTCATGCTGCCAGTGATAATCTCCACGACTCAGAACCAAACGTTCTTTGGCCCAAATGATCTGCGAGCGGATCGTGAAGCCTGCGACTTCGAGGCTTTCGGCGACTGTGGCTGCATGCAAGGCGCCATGCCAGACATAGGCGACATCGCCGGGAAAGAGCGCCCAAGCTTCGCGCCAATCGGCGCGATCATCGTTCAGCACCTTGCCAGTACGCTTGGTCTTGGCAGCCCCTGCCTGATTGCGCCAGCTGGGATCATATTCCACACCGTACGGTGGATCTGTGCACATCAACAGCGGTTTGACCGTGCCAAGCAGACGCTCGACATCCGTGGCCACGGTGCTGTCACCGCAGAGAAGCCGGTGGTTGCCGAGGATCCAGAGATCGCCCGGGCGGCTGATCGGATCCTCAGGGGTTTCCGGGACATCGTCCTCATCCTCTTGCGGGCCGGTGCCTTCTTCAAGGCTCGACATCAGTGCGTTCAGTTCATCATCGGTGAAGCCTGTCAGCTCGAGATCGAAATCCGCCTCCAGCAGGTCGGCCAGTTCTAGGTTCAGCAGGTCCTTGTCCCACTCCGCATTCTCGCTGGAGCGGTTGTCCATGATCCGGAAGGCCCGTGCTTGATTGGCGGTCAGCCCCTTCGCAACATGCACCGGCACAGTTTTGAACCCAAGCTTGCGGGCCGCTTCCAGCCGCGTGTGCCCGGCCAACACAACCATCGCCTCGTCCACGACAATGGGCTGGCGCCAACCGAATTCCTGGATCGATGCTGCGACCGTCGCAATCGCCTCGGCGTTGTTCCGCGGGTTGCGCGCATAGGGAATGATCTGCTCAATCTGCAGGTCGACAACGTCCATGGGAATGTCCTTGTAATGCCCGCGAAACGAAATGGGGTCAGCCCCCCGTTTCGTTTCAAAAGGGTTTTACGAGCCTTCAGGCCCAGTTTTTATTGGGGTTCGCGTCAAAACGAAACGAAACGGGTGTTTTTGCTGGTGTCACTGGGAAACCCTCGCGCCTCGCCCCCCCGAATACGGTCACGAACAGGAGGGACCCGTTCAATTTCAATGGGTTACGTGTCACAACACTTTGGGCAGAGACAGTTTTTTTCTGGAAAACGGTAACCATTTACCCTGCTGCAAACCATCCTCGCTCACGCGCGCACCTCTCGACTTACCACCCACATACCGACGAGACAGCAAAAGTGTCTGGAACTTTTTTTCAGCGATGCGATTTTTTTCAGAGTGCCGGATCATCGGCACGCGCGAGGTCAATCACCTGCTGCCTTGAGAGGTGCTGGCTTACGTGCCGGCGGTTCAGTTTGTGCGCAATAAAGCAGAGGCCGAAGACCCAGTGGTGATGCGCCGATGACCGCTGTAGCCCCACCGTTCGGCAGATTTCGCGCCAGCGATAGCCATAGGCGCGCAGCCAGACGATCTGGCCATCGATGGGCTCCAGCCCCGCTGTCCAGGTCAACGTCTCCTCCATCCGGCTGATGGCAGCGGGGGACGGGAGCACCCGCATGGGCTTCGGTTCTTGGCCCACCTTGTCGGCAAAGCCCTGCACCACTTCTGGCCAAGTGCTGAAATACCCCGACAGCCGAGGCTCCGGCAGGCGCTTGAGGACGAAGGCCGCTTCCGAGAGGCGGGCCTCGACCAGCTTTGGCGTCCAGGCGCTCATCGGGACGTCTCCTCGTTCCTCTTGCCATAAAGCTTTTCCCCGAGCTGGCGGACGAGTTCACGCTCGGGCCAGGTGAGCCGGTCATCGTCGATGCTGACCGCGAGCACCCCCGTCTCACGCCAACCGTCGCGCTTGACTTCGTCGGGCCCCCGACGATCGCCGCCATAGCCATGGGGATGCCATCGCATGGATTTCATCGGCGCACCTCCGGGAAAAGGGCTGCATAGCCGATCACATCGATGAGGCTGTCCTCATGTGCCGGGTCATAGGCGAGGCGCACGAGTTTCAGATCGATCATGCACAAGATCACATCGGCCGCCGAGACCGGTCGACCGAGGGTAATCGACCAGCGGGCAGCAATGGCGGCAAAGGCCGCATCAGCTGCGCCGTAGGCGTGCCTACGCTCTTCAAGGACCGCAGCCGCTTTATCGAGAAGAGCGGCACTCATGCGACACCGCCTTGGGTTTCCAACGCCCAGTGAAGGATCGCGATCGCGTCGGCCTCGTTGTCGTCCTCGGGGCTGTAGCCGCGGGAACGGGCAGCAGCAATCATCGCCTCCTTGGGTGCGTTACCCTTTCCGGTGGCGTGACGCTTGATGGTGCCAACCGGCACACCCTGATAGGGCACGCCCCGCAGTTCCGCCCAGCTTGTCAGGGACGCCAGCAAGCCGCCGTAAACATGCGCCGCATCGGTGCCGAGGTGGCGGCGTACTTCTTCGAAGTATATTGCTTCGATTGGACCAGACTGGCGATCGATTTCGGTAACCCAGTTCGTGAACCGGAGATAACGCATACCGCCGCCATCATAGCGCCCGGGCTTGAAGCTGGCTGTGCCGCTTGTAATCAGGCCATCAAAGCCGCGCAGTGCCCAGCCGGTGGTTGTGCCCAGGTCGAGGGCAAGGATCGTCTTTGTAGCGCCTGTGGGCCCCTCAGTTTGCTGCGCCCGCGTTTCTGGCCCTCTCAGAGCAATCCCCCTAAAACCCCGCGTCCGGCTAGTTTTGTGTTTCTGAAATCCGAGCTTTGCCAACTCGAGGGCAAACAGTTTCACCGAACCAGGGTAGCAGCCATGACCGTCAGCCCAGTCCTTCCAGTTCTCGAAAAGCTCGGCCGTCATGGTACAGGCGGCGTGGTCGAGATCGCAGCGTTGCCGCAGCCACATTTCGACACTCTCTGCGAACGTCAGGCTCGGAGCATAGGAGGCGCCGCCATTTACGGGTCTTACGGGTAGTTCATTATAAAGCGTAGACACGCGCGCATGCGCGCGCGTGACGCTTATATAGGGGGAACCCGTCAAACCCGTAAATTGATCTGTTTTTATTGGCATTTCACTGCTCCTGCTCGAATAGGTCATCATTGGTGCTTTGAATGCGGATCCCGCGAAATCCGCGAGCTTTGCCGTTGCTGTGTTTCTCGAACCCACGCGTCGTCAGGGTTTCCGAAAAGCGCTTCATCGACCCGGCATATTCGCCGTTGGCCTCGGCCCAGGATTTCCAGCTGTTGAAGAGATCAGTAGATCCGGCCCAGAAAGCCTTGTTGCCGGTCTCGCAGCGCTCCTCGATCCAGCGTCCGAGGGCGTCCTCAGCCTCGAAGTAATCCTCGGTGGCGGCCATCACGGCGGGCGGCGGGCGCAGACCATGCTGTTGCCATTCCAGACAGCCTTGCAGCGCCCAGGCGAGTATTCCGTCCCGCTCGGCGAGAAGCCGGTCAGGCAGGCGCTTGTCGCGCTTTGCGGCGGGGATGGTGACGGTGAACGGCACCATGTGCAGACGCCGCTTCATTGCCTCATCCACATTGCGAATTGTGGGCTTGTGGTTGCCGACGATCAGCAGCTTGAACTGCGGTATGAACTCGAAGAAGTCCTGCCGCATGAAGCGGGCGGTGATCTTGTCGCCCCCGGTCAGCGCTTTCAGCTTGCTTTCAGCCCACCGGCTGCCTTGTTCCGTCTCGATCGAAGTCACGACGCGCGCGCCACGCAGCCCTGCCATATCGGTCGGGTGCCGATCCCCATGGCTCGCCATAAACATGTCCATGGGCGCGACGGTGGCGTAGTCACCGAGGATTTCCGTGAGCGTATTGGCAAAGACAGATTTGCCGTTGGCCCCCGTCCCGTAGAGAAAGAAAAGCGCGTGCTCGCTGGTAACGCCGGTCAGGCAATAGCCAGCCATGCGCTGGAGGTAGGATTGTAGCTCAGCGTCGCCGCCTGTGACGGTTTCGAGGAAACTGAGCCAGGTCGGGCAATTACCCTTGGGCGCTGCGGCCGCGATCTTCGTCATGCACAGCGCCTGATCATGGGGCTGGGATTGCCCGCTGCGCAGATCAAGCACCCCGGCTGTCGTGTTGAAGAGCCAAGGGTCACGATCCCAGACGTCGGTTGTCGTGGCATGGCGACGATCACTGCGGGCCAAGCGTTCAACAGCGGCCACCGTCGAGGCGGCCGAGAGCTTTGTGCGGACCTTAGACGATGGGGAGCGCACGGCGGCCGCCCGACAGACTTGGCGCGCCAGATCAAAGGCCTGTAGCGTGTCCTCGCGCTTCCAGATGCGACCCGTCCAGGTCAGCCATTGGCCCCAGCCAGCCACATAGCGCCAGGCATCGGAATGCTGATCCGCAAAAGTTGACGCGAGAGCATCCTCGGAAAACCGCACGGGGCTTGGGCCTGCGTTACCAGAGCCATCGCCACCTCCATGACCAGGCTCTGGCTCTAGGCCCTCTTCATCGGGGATTTCTCCGTTGCGCGCCTGATCCAGCCGCCATAGCCGCTCTGCCTCTTGCCGGAGGCGCGCATCGGGCCACGGGGGATCAATGCGCGCATCGTTATAGGCCACAATCTCAGCCCAGGCTTCCGCAGGCGTGACATGCCCTTCGCGGCTTCGGCGGATCCAATACCCAATCACACGAGAAAGCGCGTCAAACCGAGTCGTACCATCCACCCCACCTTCGCGAACGGGCTTGGCAAAAAGCTCTGGTACGCTGCCACGCTCACCGGGCGCGGCGTTGAAATCCAACGCCTCGGCCGCAAGGCCCTCCATTGGAGGCATAGCGAAGATGGCCTCCGCCAGTTCACCAAGGTCAAAGTCAACGGGGCGATAATCGAGGATGGAGACCAACCGTTTGATGCCAGACTTGGCATGAACGGAGCCTGCTACCCGAATGGGCTGATGCGCGGATTTGAATGAGGGATCGCCTCCAACCTTGGCGGCAATCATCTGGCGCGCCCGGCAGACGCGGGCGATGTCCTCTCCTTCGGCAGGCTCTGTCAGCCGCCAGTAAAGATGGAGCTTGTCCTGCCCCTCGGGTGTCACGCCACCTGATGCAACTTCGAGCGTTGGCGTGCCGAGATGCTGGATCAAATGGCTGCGCTTTGCTGCGATATCGCCATGATCGATGTCGACCAGGACAACCTGCATCTGGGCAATATGCTCAGAGCGTGCCGCGCCCGCCTCGTGAACTGTGCCCGGCACGACAAAGAGCGCCATGCCCGTTTGCGCGGCCCAGTCCGCTTGATGGGCAAGCTTGACGCCAAGATCCCCATCCACAGGCAAGAATGGCGTATGCGGCGGCGCATCAGCTGCACCCTTTTCCGCCAGTGCCCGGACGGGTGCGAGGAACTCGCAATAGCCGAACACGACATCAGCATAGAGCGCGATCGTATTTGCATCAGGGACAACAGGCTCGGCCACATCGGCTGTTTGCACATGATCGGTCAAGCCCAGCACCTCGCGGCATAGGAACAAAACCGGCATTCAAAATGTTCAGGATCGCTCGTGTGACGGGGCAGCTGCTCGCTCGCATCGCAAGCGCGCAGGATCTGGACAGCCTTATCACTGGCGGCTTGCGCAAGCGCCCCATCAAAGGGTACCAACTCGTGCCAGATCTCACAGGTGTCCTTGTTGATCGCCGTGAAAAGCGCCGGCGTCTCTGTCAGCCCGAGATAGGCCTGATAGAGGGCAATCTGCGCCGCATAGATGGGCTTGGCCTTGACCACCCCGTGCTTTTCGATGGCGCGCCAGTTCTTGGCATTGGCCGATTTGCATTCCCACAGCGCAGGCACCGCCATGCCATTTGGCGCAGCAACAACCACGCCGTCGGCATGTCCTTTGACCCTCCCGCAAGCCACGGAAAATCCAAACTGATCGCCATGCCGGTTGCGCGTGCGCAGATCGAAGCCTGCATTCCGCAGCCATTCAATCGCGAGGTCTTCCAGCACATGCCCAAGCGCAAAAATCCGCAGCGACTGGCCCGAAAAGCCGCCGCCCTCATCTTTGGGGGTCTTGAGGTATTCGTATTGCAGGCGCCGCGCACAGGCATCTCCCAAGCGGCTGCCGCCAAGATAATCACGGGTTGGTCGCGCAGCGTTTTCACGGACAAGCGCATGGTCGATCAACGCGTTGACACCCTCGGCAAAGCTCGGAGGCTTTTCGCGGTGATTGAAGTCCAAAGGGGCGTCGGTCAAAACGGCACCTCCGAACTTGCGCGTGGCGCCGAGGCCACCATGCTTTCCTGGAAGCCATCGACGGCTGCTTCAGCCAGCTTTCCGGCCTGCATGGCCGTGAGGTCTTTGAAGCGGGTCGACCAGCCGATTTCATCCATGAGGAGGCCCATGGATTTCATGGCATGCACGAGCGCAGCTTTCTCACGATCATCGGGGTCAATCATTGCGGCCCTCCGTCGATGGAAGGGCAAAAAGCTCTGGCAAGAGCGAAGGTGTGTGGTCTGTTTTCATCGAGAAGGTCTCCAGGGGGACCTTCCTCACTTACCGATGGGACCTACAAAATGTCGGATAAGAACATTATAGGAACATCGAGATTTAGCACATGACGCCAAATGACGTCATATGGCATCATTAAGCACTATATATTGTATTTAAAGACTTAAAAAAACAACATATAGACACGCGGCGCAGATCATGTAAGGTTTTTTTGCTGCCCGCGGTCCGTTCGATTCGCCTGTGCAGGACACCCCCTGGAGAAGGAAGTTGCCCATGGCCACGTTCAACCCACGTGTATTTACCAACCCCTCTCGATTGAAAGAAATCGACCCCAATCGCCTCATTAATTTTTTATCAACATGGTCGGATTACTTCATCGGCCGAGGCCTCGACCTGACCGCTGCAGACACCTCAGGCATACCCTTTGACGCCATCGCAGCCATCCTGATGAATCCGGATCAAGCTGTCCCCGAAAGCATGGTGAACGCGCTCTATTACGTGCACGAAACAGCCCGGAAAGATCCAATGGATGAGCTGATCGAGCGCGCTGAAGCGGCCGGGCTCGACATCGATCATGATGAGAAAAGCACGCCAGCCGACGTGGCCGTGCAGATCTGGCTGGCGAAGCCTGATCTGCTTGAGCGCCAGCATGCGGAAACTGTCGCCTTCAACCGTTCCAACTTCACCTATTTTGCCGGGAAGTCGATCAAGCCGGCAGGATCTGAGGGCCAAATTGTCATCTCCGGGGCCCAGTGCCGCGAGATGGAAGCCCTGATGGACCCGTGGTTCGAGAAGAAGCGCCGCGGTCGTGGATCGCGGGTATTCGTGTTCCCCCAAGAGAACCGCATTTGGATCCTGGTACGCCATGGCCAGCCGATGCGGCGAGAGGGGGAGCACAGGGAAGACGGCAAGGATGGCATCGCCTTTTACCGCCCACAAAAGGACGACGTCCTGATCTATGATGCCGAGATCGACGAGATTGGCGTCAACGCGGATACCAAGGGCGAGCGGGAACTGTATCTCAAAACACTCGGCATGGTTCTCTTCGGAGATGATACGCATTTTGAGCGGGCAGAACGCTACAACCTGCAACCCCTCATCGATCACGGTCCCGCCGCTTTGGCCTGCGCTGACATCCCTGGCCTTTCGCGGGTCCGTTTTGTGGAGTTCGGCCGCATGTGGGATGGCACCTGCCCCGAATATGAAACTCGCCGCTCGGATGATCTCTTCGAAACGTATGGGGGCGATTGGACGGCCCGGCTAAGCCTTGGACGGCTGACCTATGCCAAGTTCAAGGTGGCATTCGAGGGCGACAAGAAAGAACGCTCGGTGATGATCCGCCCCGTCAACATTGCCCGCTATGAACGTGATGCTGATACGAGCCTAGTAGAAGCTTGGCTCAAGGCGCGTGGATTCTGGAAACTGCAAGCTGAGGCCGATCGCGATGATGATTTCGAAGTTCTGGAAAGCGCTTGACGAGCTGACCGACGGCGGATCATCGCATTGGGGCTGGCAGCAGCGCCTTTGCGAGGAATGGAAAGCGGTGGCGTCATTTTTGCCGGCAACGGGTAAAATGGCGGCGTCGCTCCCTTGCCCAAACCCCGGGGGTGAAGGCTGTCCTCGACAAGTCGTGCTCAATCGCGACGGGACCGCCAGCGCCGTTTGTGGTGACAGCCCCAAATCCTGCAAGGCGCTTGATGTGTCTATCGATGCGATCCGCATCCACGCCCTCGATGCCCGGAAGTTCGCAACCGTATTGGTCGCCGCCTTCGAGCTATCGCCACCGACCCGGCAGCCAGCTCCATCATTGATCATGCGATTGGGCACACGCGAGCGCGCAGCGGGACTGGGTGTGCCTGTGTTTTTGTGCGTTCCCGGATCCACGCCACGAGCTACCCCTCAAGACCTCGACGAAATACTGGAAACGCCTGCTCCAGTCGTGTTGCTCTGCCCGACAACGGCGTCACTTCCAGATACTGTTGCTGAACCGTTAAGGCGTCATGGTGTAACCCTGATCCCGCTGGACGTTGCCGTGATTGCCAGAGGGCCCGGCAAATTTGCCCTCACGCCACACGGTGATGTCGTGATGCAAGGCTTGCTTGGTCAGCTCGACGACATGGTCGCTCAGTCGAAAGGCCCTAAGCGCGCTTGGGATCTGCCGTCTGGGGCGACGTGGGAGAAAATGACAATCCGCTTCACCACCGAGGCCGTCATAGCCGTCACATTTGCTGACCAAACGCGCCGTTTCGAACCAGACGACATGGGGATGCGTAACAAAAAGAACGGTCAACCCACGAGTGCCTGGACACATCTACTGGCGCTCGCGGTCAATAAGGGCAGACTGCCGTTGCGGCATTCGAACATCCACGAAACCCACAAATACCAGCGACAAATGCAAACCCTTACACGATCGCTAAAGGCAGCATTTGGCATCGAAACCAAGCCAATCATTTCTGATGGGAATGAATACGTTGCTCAATTCGTCGTGAGCGCAGACGATCTGCGCCAAGGGCGCCAAGGACAGACCTTAACGAAATTTCGCTGAGACCCGGCGAAAAAGTATCAAAAAATTTTTCACCTGGAAGCCGCTGAAATCACACAGATTTCGGCGGCTTCTTTAATTTTCAACATGCACAAATAGGCCTTCAGACGAAATTTCGCCGGAGCCGAGTATTCGGGCCCTCGAGCCCGTCCACCTGGACGAAGGCGAATACCATGGAGCATCTCAACGCACTGATTGACCCCGCATCGCGCATCAATCGCAACATCAACATCCGCGCCGCGCGCTTGGCGCTTTCCGGCGCCGCCCCCGGCCTCGATGCCGAAGACATCGCACAAGAACTCAGGGAAGAGGTTCTGCGCCGCGCAGAACAGTTCGACCCCGAGCGCGCCTGCTTTGACACCTTTGTCGACCGCATCGTCAAAAACAGGATCGCGGATCTTGCACGGCAAAGTCAGGCCGCAAAGGCCAGCCGCAAGACACAGTCCTTTGAAACACCGATCTTGGGCAAGAACGGCGAGGAAGGTCTGACCCTTGCCGATACCTTGAGTGAGACCTCTCCCACTCACGGCGTCGATGATTTTGCAGCCCACCATGGCGCGGGTCTGAAGAGTGACGTCGCCACCTTTCTGGCATCCCTTTGCCCCAGCTCGCGGCGCATCGCCATCGCTGTGAGCCAAGGTTCAGTGTCGGATGCAGCCCGGATTTTGGGCCTACACCGCAGCACAATCTACGAGCGCCTCAGCGTCATTCGAAAAGCCGCCATTGCCATGGGGCTCGACGGGTATTTCGAGGCAGCGCCCCGACAGTTTGCGCCCCGCGTCGGTAAGTAGGGCCAAGAGAAATTCACAAAACATGCCGGGCCTTCGGGGGAATGCAAAACCCTTGGGGAAACACCTCGACCGCAAGCTCCAGGGCGGCGTCGGGCCCGGCAGTTGTCACCCTAATGACGACCCCGGAGCATGACGAAACAGGAGCTGGATGATGTTCACATCACCTCTGAAAAAACTCCGCCAGTCCACCTGGCTCAGCGCTCTCCCGGACACGGTCGCAGTCCCTGCCATTGGCGGCAGGCTCGCCCGCAATCTGCCCATTGAGCGCGCTACTCTCGATCAAATCGCCTTTGCGCTTCTGCCCTTGGAGCAGGAACGCCGCGCGATTGGTCAAAAAATCATGGCCCTCGAAGAGATCATCACGATGGCCCGCAAACAGGGGGCACTGGGCGCCGATATCGCACTGACCGCTGCCGCCCAGGAATTGGAGGCCCGCCAATGATGAGCCCAAACACACCCTCATCGTTTCGCATCATCACCGCAGATGAGCGTTTGAAAGAAACCCGCGGCATCAAAGGGGTTCTCACCGGGATTTCCGGGATTGGCAAAACCAGCCAGCTTTGGACCCTCGATGCGGACCGCACGCTCTTCGTCAACCTCGAGGCCGGCGAACTGGCTGTCCAGGGCTGGCCCGGAGACGAAGTCCGTGTCCGTGACTGGGAGCGCGCCCGTGATCTTGCGGCCTGGATTGGCGGCCCCAACCCGGCAATGCGGGATGATCAGGCCTATAGCCAGAAAGACTATGAGCGGGTTTGTCGCCTCTTTGGCGACCCAAGCCTGCTGGACAAATACGACACGATCTTCGTGGACTCGATTTCGGTCGCCTCTCGCATTTGCATGCAGTGGTGCAAGGGCCAGCCACAGGTACAATCCGACCGCAACGGCAAGCTCGATCTGCGGGGCGCCTATGGGCTGCTCGGTCAGGAAATGATCGGCTGGCTGACCCATCTCCAGCATACGCCGCGCAAAAACATCTGGCTCGTCGGGCTGCTCGACAAAAAGGCTGATGACTTCGGCAAAACCTTTTTCGCACTGCAAGTCGAAGGATCCAAAACCGGCCTTGAACTGCCTGGGATCGTCGATGAGGTCATTACCCTCACTGAAATCCAGCCCACAGAGGGCAAGGCGTATCGGGCCTTCGTGTGCACCACGATTAACCCCTACGGCTATCCGGCCAAGGACCGTAGCGGGCGCTTAGGGACGATTGAAGAGCCCCATCTTGGGCATCTGATGTCGAAGATCCGAAACGGTCAGCCCACCACGAATGCACGCGCTTTGACCTTCAACATGCCGCCAGAGGCCGACGCCATTCCCACACCAACACAGACGCGAGGAGCATAAGCAATGGCCAGTGATATGGATTTCAATGGGGCCGACAGCCAAGACGCCGCTTTTGACCTCATCCCGGCCAATACTCTGGTCAAGGTCACGATGATCATTCGCCCGGGTGGAGCTGGCCCTGAAGGCTGGTTGACACAAAGCCAGGCGAGTGCCGCACAATACCTCAACACCGAGGCCATTGTGATGGAGGGGCCATTCGCCCGCCGGAGGATTTACACGCGCATCGGTTTCCGTGGCAAAGGCGTGGATGCCAGTGGCGTCGACAAATACGCCAACCGGGGCCGCGCCCTCATCAGGGGTATCCTCGAGTCCGCCCGGGGCATCAAGGCCACTGACCAGTCCGAGGCCGCACGCGCGGCCCGTCTGATCCGCAGCTTGGGCGATCTTAACAGTCTCGATTTTGTCGCCAAGATTGGCATCGACAAAAATCGCGATGAGCCTGACGAACCCGGCCGCAATGTCATCAAGGCTGCTGTTGGGCCAGAGCACCGCCAATATGCTGAGATTATGGGCGGGCAGCCAGCACCGATCCAAACGCCTATGGGAGCGCCGCAGGGCTACAGCGGCGGCGTGGTGCAGGATCCTTATGAAGGGTCAAATACCGCCTCTGACGGTGGCGCACCCTTCTGGGCACGGTGAGGGAGGTACGCATGATCCCTCGTGATTATCAAAGGGCGGCGGTTGACGCCGCCCACGATAGA